GTAACTGCGGTTAAAGGTGATGTGCTTGGAGTAAAAGCAGATGTGTAAACTGCCGTGCCTTTGACAAAACGGGTGTTAGAAAGAAAACCTTTAATTGCTGAGTTGCCAGCGGTATCTGCACCAATCGTCAATGGATCAGTTGAATTAACGGCAGTCTTATTGAGTGTAACACTGTAAATTTCATCGCCATTCAAATACATTTTAAAAACATTGCTCGTTTCCCTCACAAGGGCCAAGTGTGACCATTGGTTTAAGGGAACGGCAGTGCTAGAAATTTTATCATGAAAGGCACCATCATAAATAATAAACCGTGGATAACGTGCGCTACCACTGGAAAACAAAAAAACCCAGCTATAGCTGCCACTCCATTGCCCCATTATAATAGCTTGGCTTGGAGATCCAGTAGGAAATATCCATGTCTCCGCTGTGAACAAACCACTACCTATGTTAAAATCATCACTGTCGGGTACAGACAAGTAGTCACCACTACCATCAAAGCTCCAACCCCAGTTACCATCTGTCCGAGCAAATGGCCCAAAGCTACCTTGGGTTACATTGCCGTTTGCAGTGATTGTGTGGTTAGATGTAGAGCCATCATCAAACGCATTGTTCACGCCGTTATTTGCACCGTCAAAGTGAGACAGAAAACTAACACGGTTGAACTCATCGTCTGGTGGGCCACCTGTAGATGTACCAGCCGCGCCGTAAAAAACACTGTCAAATGATCTAGGCAATGGCTGTTCCTCCTAAGAAACCATAGTATGTCGTGCCGCCATCCCTAGTAAAGAAGGCATATGCTTGTAGAGCGTTTGCCGCAGCCGCGTCTGGGGCGGAGCCGCCAGCCCAATCCACTGTGTTGGGCCATGTTATTGCAGCGGCGGTGCTGTGCTGCGTTAGAAACAGAGTAAAGCTAAAGGCTGTTCCAGAACCGGGAGGGTTGCTAAATGCAAATGTAGTAGCTTGATCCATAGTCAAAGAAAAAGATGTGCCAGTTGCTAGGTTAAGTGTAACTGTGGATGCAGCACTCGACGCCACATATGTCTCTTGGTATGTCAGAGGCTTTAGTGAGCCTGTCATGGTTACAGAAGTAGTGCCTGTAGGTATTTCAATTACGTCAGCATCAGCATCATTCTTAATGGTCACATCGTTGGTGCTACCCTGTCCTGTAAGAATAAGACCCTCTGCTGCTGTGTAGCCTATTGCGGCATTATCACCAGCGGCTGTGTCACCATCTGGCTCAAAGGTTGCTGCTGTAGCTAAACCTGTAACATCAACAGAGGCTAGTACCGAATTACCTGCAATATCAATAGCACCAGATATGTCTAAAGTGGCTGCGGCAACCTCCCCCGTGACAGTTGCACTGTCTATAAAAACATCTTTAAAACGTAAACTGTTAGTTCCAAGGTCTACGTCAGAATCTGTGACGGGCGCAATTGCACCGTCAGCCATAGTGAATTGTGCCGTGCCACCCGCAGAGAAGGCTAATGTGTCGGCTGCACTAAAGAACAAACCAGCGTTTACGTCACCAGTATTTGTCAAGGACGGTGCGCCAGCCGTGCCGTCTGCAAGACTAACAATGCCACCAACCGTAAGGTCATCTGTGACAGTGGCGTCATCCCCAACCACCAGATCATCAACCTTGGTAGTTCCCGCTAAGTTAACGCCCGTAAGAAGATCGTGGACAACGCCGCCAGAACCAAGTCCGTCTGTCGCAATAACCTTTGTCTCACCCGCGAGAATGGCTACGTTAGCACCGCTACCGCATGTGAAAGTTAAAGTGTAACTTGTTGCGTTATACATGAACCAGGTTTTGGAACTGGTGTTGGGCAAAAGAGTGACCGTGCAAGCCTGACCGCCGCCCGTGAGCTTCAGCCCAAGGCATCTATCTGCGTCCAGCGCACCGTCTGCAATCGTAATGTTGTCCGTTGAGGCGTTCGCAATAGCTCTGGTTCCCCAAGCAACGGCCTGCCCGATTATTTCTAGGTTAGTGTTAGTCGTATCGCCCCAAGAACCAGATTGTTCTCCAGAGCCGATTTCCTCTAACCGTAAATTATTTACATATGTACTCGCCATTTTTTATCCTATGCTGCAATTTCCGTCCAAGACGGTGTCTGAGACGGTATGATCTGCCCCCACGGTTGTTGCAGAATGCCAATCTCGCCAGTTGCTGACAGCCCGGTTACAGTAACGTTAGCATCTCCAGAGGTAGTTGTCGATCCAATCGCGGAAGTCATTGTCACCATTGTGCTGGTAGTGAAAAAACTTCCCAGCGCAGCGGTTCCAGAAACCCCTGTTACAGTAACATTAGCAGACCCTGTAGTCGTAACTGCGCCTATAGCCGCAGTGCCCCCAACTCCGGTTACAGTAACATTAGCACTGCTCGAAACAGTTGACGCCCCAACGGAGCCCGTTGCAGTAACTGGGTAGGGGAAATTAGTATTCCACGTTCCTGTGTTCCACCCTTGGGCGGAATTATTCCATCCTTGGAATGCAACAACAACAGCGGTCATTAGGCTATCCGGATAATTGCGTTAGACGCATCCGCCGTTGGGAAAATAATAGTAAAGTCCCCAGAACTTGCCGCCTTATCCGCGCCGAAATCCAAAACACAAACGGTAGGATCCCCAGATGCAGGCGCATTATAAATCAACGCACCGCGAACTGCCGAAATAGTTACGTTAGAAAACACTTCATCCGCAAAGTCTGTAAAAGCCGTTGTGCTGCTTGATGTGGGTGTCACGCTCGTAAGAAATTGTCCGCCAGCACTGTAATTTGTACCACTAATTTCGTTGGTGGCAGTGTACGCGGTAGTCGCAGCAGTAAACGTTGCGCTGTTAGTGTACAGAGCTAATTTAAACACGTTGCTTGCTGCGGTGAAGTTGTGAACGCCCTTCATTAGTTCTACTTTGAACGAGGTACACAGAAAGTTGCCATTAAATGCCATCTACATTTTCCTTATATATTCGGCCAACGTAGGCTGACCAGCATCTTTTATTGCATTATATACCGTAGTTCGGTCACTTTGTATAGCTTGACGCATATAGACTGCGACAAGTTTTTCGATCTTATTACGGTACTCGATTGTCTGAGCGCGGAGAGTAGGATGCGCGGTTTCTGAAACAGACACAATTTTATTCACGCATCGGTGCGCAACTTCCTCGGGAGTAAACCCTCGGTTGTCCGTGGTAGCAACTTCAACTTTGAAATCGTTAGACATTGTAACTGGGAAAGACATGTTGTTCATACGATAACCCCCTTACGTTTTGGTTCTAATAAGTTGACCCGTGCGGTACTCGTCCGTAACCTCTTGAGCTTCACCCAGGTTCTTCAAACGAGCTACCGACTCCCCAAATTTTTGCGTATACAACTGCATTAAAGTGGGGTCGCCCTTCATGTAAGTGTAAGCCTCAGTTAAAGACCCGTACAGCATCGCTAATTCTGCGTTCTCACTAAGCCATGTTAGCGTTGTATCCGCACCAATAGCCGTAATCACACCCGTAGCTCCGCTAGGACTAGCCGTAATAGTTTCCCCAACGACATAGTTGCTGCTAGGAATTACAACTACTAACGATGTACTAGAGGGAACGAGGTCTACGCCACTGCTTTCCCCGCTGGTGCTACCTGTAATAGTATCACTTGCAGTAAACGTTCCCACGACACTGGTAAGTGTTAAAGTATAGCTGCTTTGAGTTAGACTCTCGGGCCTGTAGAAATAATGAAGCTCCGCAGCGTAACTAAGGTCAGGCGTGGGCCCCAGGATAAAGTTGTTTAAGTCGTACATAGCATAATACTTAGGAGCTCCAGTTGCCAATGGATTTGGAGTGTACAACTGAACAAACTCAGGATCTTTGTAATCTACAAAGTTGGTGTTGCCAATGTTGTCTGTCCAAGACAAAGCAAACGGAGCTAAAAAATCACTGGGAACAGCTAAGAATTTGTTGTTCTGAGACATGGCTCCTGCGGCGTTCTTTCGGAACAAGCTTAACTGAACATTTTTTAAAATGCGTTCTTCGGTGTTTTTTATGAACAGGGGTAGGTTTCTTACAAACGTAGTCTCATCGTTTTCAGTGTAATCCTGTATAGCCTGCTTTAGTTCCGTATATGTAAAGCTCATGTTATCACCGTGACCTGACCTATTGCGCCTTCTAAAGCCGCCGTATTATTAATTTCACTTGGAAGTTCAGAAACTCCAGACGTAGCCCAATTTCCGTTTCCAAGGTATATAATCCCGTTAGTGGTTATAACCATAAAAGGCGTATTTGTGTCAGAAACCTCTGGACGAGCGTCCTTCAATGCTTCTGGATCAGAAACCTTGCGAAAAGGACCTAGTTGAGGCTGTTTTAACTCAAACTCATCCTTACCCACCAACAGACCGTTCCACTCTTTGCGCATGTCTCTATATCGATACCGAAAACCGGATCGATCAGAAATTGCGTAAGAGTCTCGACCTGTGGCGAATTTGCTCATTATCCCACCCTGTAATAATCATATTTAGGAACCACGTTAAACGATGATCGATCACGATCCTCCGTCATGGCGCGTTCAAACTCTTCTTCATACATAGCCTT